AGAAATAACTTCTGCTCCTACATTAACTCCTGCTTTAGTTAAATCTTGTGCTGATTGTTCTAAAGTTACATTTTTATTATCTGCTACTACTTCTACTCTTTGAGTATTCATATTATATCCTATTGTTGATTAGTTACTTGTTTAACTGCATCAATCATACCTTGCGGATTTTCGGCATTAGCTTTACCAAGCTCAATGGCTACTCTAGGGTCTGCAAGAGATTGTTGTGCAAATTGTTGCACTTGCATTTGTTGTTGTTCTTGTTGTATTTGTTCAGTGGATTTAATTAATCCTGCTGTATCAACCCCATTTGTTAAGCATTGATATTTTTGCTTTTAAATATGGAAGTTGAAACTCTGCTGTAAGTAAACCATAGACACCACCAAGAGCATCTTGAAGTTCATTAGCAATTAAAGATATTTCTGTAGCAGTAACTCTTTCTGCTTGTCTTTGAACTGATGAATTTAATAAAAATGCAAATTGTAATCTTTGTTCAATTTTATTTATTGTTTCTAATGAAACTCTAAAGTCAGCAAATTTACCAACTTGAAGAACACTTACATCTTGTGCATTACCTTCAATAATTGCACCATTATTTGCTTTTGCAATAGATGAAGCTCTAGTTGAACCATTTGGAGCAACTAAGAATAAACATTTAGCTGATGCAGTAGAACCTTCTAATATAGCTCTAGTTAAACCTTCTAATGATTTTAAATCTCCTAAATATGCTTCTACTAAACCTCTACCATAATCTTGACCATCAACTCTGTTAAAACGTAAAGCAATGAATGGAAGCTCATCTAATTTGTATTCTTTTTTAAGAATTTGTTTTTTAGCAACTTCTTGAATTAAACAATATTTATCTACTTCTCTATAAATATAAGTAAATAAATTTAAGTTTTTATTTTCTTCGTCAGTTTTCTTTGTGATTTGTTTTGCAATTTCTGGTGGGAGAGAAGTTGGGCTTATACTTTCTTTAATTATAATTTTTAAAACTTCACCTTGAGGATTTCTCTTAACTACATAGTTTTCTAATCTGTAAACTCTTAATCCTTTTTCAGTTAATCTTAATAAAGCATTACCGCCAACTATTAATTGTTTTAATGCTTCATAAACATTAACTCTATCTGAAGTAGCTTCAATGTTGTCCATTATAGCTTTTTCAATTTGAGCTAAACCTTGTTCAATAGTTTCTTTTTGAGCTGGGTCTTGTTGTAATTTTTTGTAAACTAAATCATCTATTCCTAAACGGAAAAATGGTGATTGTGGGGGAAACAAAGCTAACATGAGCTTTGATGATAAGTTCATAACACCTCTAGAACCTACTGATTGGTATGGTGTTGGGAAGTTTGTACTTTCGTTTGAACCTTTTGGTGGGAATAAATGAGGTATTGTTAATTCAGCACTATCTCTAGCTCTTTCAATAAATACTTCTCTATTAATTTCTAATTTTGTATATTCACTCTCAATTTTGGATTTTTCCGAATTGACTTTATCTGAAACAGAATATCGTTCCAAGTTAGATTAACTTGTTGGATAATTTAAACCGCTACCATCACCAGCTAAAGGTATTCTCAATGAACCTCTGCCTAATCTAGTTCTAGATTTATTAGATGCGGATTGTCCTGCTTCTGAATTTTCTCCTGCTACCTGAGGTGACATTTGTTTTTTACCTGCCACACCTTGAGTAACGATTGGTGGTGTAGGTGGTAAAGGTTCTGGTGCTGGGGGAGCTTTAGGGCTACTTGGACACATATTATTAATTCTCCTGTTGAATGTTGTATTGATTGATTAAATGGGTAACGACTGACCTTTGTCCTGATTTGTAATAAATTTCTTTTTCAGAATCTTTTAAATCGGCACATTTGTCAGGGAATAGACTATTGAGATACTTTATTAATTCTTCCTTAATAATTGGTATTTTTACCTTGTTATCCATTGACTACTCCTAAAGTGGCACTTTATTGATTTTTTACTCATTCAGTTCTCCTGCGATTGCCGAATAACCACAGGCATCAATATAATCATCATCATTATGGTTACCTGCTTTAGTTCTAGCTAATTTTAGTAAAACCATAAGAATAGCTACGTCTTTAGCTGTTAATGGGTAGTCTAAGTAAGCACTCCAAAGAGAAGCAATATTCTGGTGATTAACTTTTTTATCACCATGAGTTTTACTTCTATCGGTACTAACTAGCTTTTCTGCTGTTTGCAGTATTTGTGAAGTCTTCATATCTATAGTTCCATAGTTTAGGTTTGTTTGTTTTAAAATTATATTCACCAGCTCTTAATATTCTTGCTAGTCTTGCTTGATGGTAAGCATCATCAGGGACATATTTGTTTCTTAAAAATTCAGCTACAACAGCTTCCCATAAGTCGTCTATATTCTTCTTATCTAATAATACTCTAGATGCTTTAACAGCTCCTACACCAGCACAACCTTTGTAACCATCAGCTTGGTCTCCAACTAAAACCTGAGTACAAAAATTATAATCAGCTTTGTTAGCATCTACATATTCAATACTGTCGTCTATTATAAAACAATGCCAACCAGCTATTGTTCTCATGTCTTTATCACCAGATACTATCACACATTTATCTTTGTATTCTCCAGTAGCTAATAAACCAAGAACATCATCACCTTCTAAATTTTTAAACGATAGCAAACAGGTTTTCTAATATTCTTACGATATGATTTATATGAGCTATCTAATTCTTTTCTAAAATTGTTTTTATCTGAGAAACAAATTAGAGTATCTTTAGATTTTGTAAGTTGCATATAGTATGCAATAGACTGTACCCATAATTGTTTACATAAATTGAAATCACAATGTAATGTCCAGTCATCATTACCCCAATTAACAGGTTCTTCTTGTGAAGAAGTAATCTTGTAAGCAAGTAAGTCTCCATCAACTAACATCACTTTATTTTTATTAGCATTAAACTCATTTAAGTTTTTCATTTTTTGTCTCCTTTAATTTCAATCATTTCAACAATGCAGGAAGTAGGTAAAACATTCCTGTCGCCATAAGCTGTAATCCTAAAATGTTCATCAACAGAATAAGAAGCAAAGGTTCTTACAAATTGTTTATTTTTAGAAAATACAAAACCTTCAATGACACAATGTTCAGGAAAAAAGTTTTCAAACTCAACTTTATCTGCCCAACCTGTATCGCCTGTTGGGTCAATAAAAACTATCTTATATCTTTTATACAGTTCTATCTCTTTCAGTTTTTTTAAGTTCATCTTTATATCCTCTGATTATTGTTTTAAGATTTTCAATTTCCTCATTCATTCTATCCATCACGTCTTCACATCTACACTCATGCTTCTTTTTAGTGACGTGGGTTTTTTGTTTGTAAAAAAATGATTTGTTAGTCATTGCTTTTCTCCGAACTGTTTTATTTGAATGTAAAAATCTACGAGGTCTTTAGCTGGTACGACATAACCAACAGAGGTATAGGCATCTCCACCTCTTTTAAGCGGATAACCAATTACAAATTTCTTTAATAATTTTAATGGAATACCAACAAATATTTGGTCTTTTCTTTTGCCTACCTCTAAAAAGAATACCCAATATCTAGCTTTAGATACTTCAATACCAGAAGGTTTACCTCTGCTTTCTTTCTCAATAAATACATTGGAAGTCTTCTGCCATAATCTATCTGCTTTTATCTCAACAGTTCCTTCTACTATTTTTTGAAATTCGTTTTCATACTTTTGACCAAATGCCAAATCTAAATCAAATTTGTTAGTGTGTTTCACTCCAGTTACTTCCTACTTTCATTTCACCTGCCAGTGGACATCTGAAATTAAAATGTTTTCTTGTTAGTTCAAAAGTTAGAGAAGCAATAGTTTTGAATTGTTCTATCTTTTCTTTTCTAACTACAAATTGCATTTCATCATGTATGTGGAGAACCATTGCGTAGTCCTGACCAAACACAAACCCATTACGAATTAGATTGTCGTTAATAATTATTGTTCCTTGCTTAACAAGCAAAGCACCAGCAGACTGGATAAGAGTATTTAAAACACTATACTCTGCACGACATAAAAGTTTTCTTCCATCTAAACCTTTAACGTAACCAAGATTTTTAAATTTATTTCTTGCTACATCTATTAAAGTTTTTAAAGCTGGTAATACTTCTTCAAATCTTTTCTTTATTCTCTCAGCTTCCGCAACAGAGACGTTGATAATCTCACTAATTCTTTTACTTCCAGCACCATATATGAAAGCATAAATAAAAGTTTTAGCTTGAGAACGTGAGGATAATCCGAGAGCTTGTTGATTGGCGGTATGTATATCATCTTCAAGTAATTTCTTTTGAAATTCCCCATTGTCAAAATTATGAAGGTAGTGACTAAGGACACGAAGCTCAAGCCCAGAAAAATCAATACCACACATAACCATATTGGAAGGAGCAACAAACAGCTTACGAAATTCAGCACCATATAAACTGTCTTTACTTGGTACTTGTGCAAGGTTTGGCGAGTGATGCGTACATCTTCCTGTAACTGCTCCATTGGTGATAACTTTGCCATAAATTTTATTATTCTTAGTTAGTTTTAAATATGCTTGGTCGCCTTCTGCAAGTTGAGAAATTCTTTTCTGTATTAAAAAATGTTCAGATAATATTTTAGCTTCAGGATAAGGAAGTTCATTTAATATCTTTTCATTAACTTCTACTTTACCTGTTGCGGTAAACTGTTTTGGTTTCCAACCTAATAAGACTTGAAGTCTATTAGCAATGTGTTCTCTTGAATTTGGATTGAATACTTCAGTTATATATTTTTTAACTGGTACACCTTTTTTATAACCTAAAGTTTTGTTGTCTCTCTTAGGTCTTATAGTCCTGTCAAATCTTTCCCAGTTTGGGAAAGTTAGAGCTAGTTTTTGTTCCAGCTCTAACCTTCTTTTCGTAAGGGATTGATATAGCCACTCAGAAGCGGTCACATCAAAATCTACCCCATAGTCTTCTTGTTTCTTAATCCAATAAGCAAACTTATGCTCTAATTCTATAGCTTCTTTAGAATAGTTCTGGTTCTCAATAAGTTTAAATAACTTAGCTGTAATCTCTACATCTCTCTCACAATAATCCTGCATTGCTTGAGACCATTCATCAAAAGATTCTTTATCTTTAAAATCACCTTTTAATAAACCGAACCTATAACCATAACTTTCAATAGAATGTTTACCAATAAGTTTAGGTGGAAAAGAATTTAACTTACAGTCTTGTTCAATTCTATTTGTCCAAATTAATCTGCTTAATAATAATGTATCAACTACTTCACCATTAAATTTAAAACCATAAACTTTTTCTAAAGCAGGTAAGTCAAAATATAATATGTTGTGACCAATTAAAGTTTTAGCATTTTTAATTAATTCTAATCCTTCTTTAATATTCTTTGGATTAAATGAATATAGTTTATTTGTTTCTGTATCTTTACAAACTAAGCAATGAACTTTGCTTAATGTATCTAAGAAACCATTTGTTTCAACGTCTATAACTAATTTCATATTAATCTATTTTGTAACAACCAGTGAGAACTATTCTCTCATTATTGTAAGTTAATTTATTTTTTGTGAACTGCTCTATGGCTTCAGTACAAGACTGCTTAGGATTTATTGAAAGTGTATATGTATGGTGATTAGTTTTTATAAAAAAAAATATTTAGATAAACTGTATTGTTTAGTTACGATGTAAACTAAAGCCATTAGAAGAATTACAAATATAATTCCTACATAAATATTTCTAATACGTTCAGCTCTTGCAATTCTTCTTGCAACTTCATCTCTAAACTTTTGTAAAATAAAATTATCCATAATTAGTGTATTTGAGTTATTGTTATTTTATCTGTACTTGGGAGAAACTCTGCTATGCCTGTCATTGCTTTTGAAATTACTTTCTTAGCTTCAGCATCTCCACACATTATAACTGGAAAAACATTTTCATATCTAATTGCATTATAGATTGCAGTCATAATAGTTTGACAAGTTTCGTACACAACTTGCTTCTGTTCTAAAGACAGACTTAAGTAATCTGGTTTCTCAACTAGATAACCTAATATAAATTTTCCTAATATTTCTTTATTCATCAAATGTACCTTCTGCTAACCTTCCTGTTTGTTTGTCGTAAATTAATGTTGTCGCAATTCCAGTGTCTCCACTGAACCTGTTCTTTAGAACTCTAACTTGCATTACATTGCTATCGCTTTCAGATTGCTGATTTCTTTCAAAACCAATAACCCCATCAGATAACTGTGCTAGTGAATGAGAACCTCTAAGTTGATTTAAAGAAGTAACTTGTCCTTCTTCGTGACCTTTGCCTTCAGGTCTTTTTAAATGTGACACAACGAACATTGCACATTTTAATTCTTCAACTAAACTTCTTAGTTTAGTCATTGTGTTATCTATTAATCTTCTCTCATCGCCTTCTTCTAATCCTGAAATGACAATAGATATGTGGTCTAAGAATATAACTTTGCAGTCTAATCCTTGAACCATATAGCGAATACGACCTATTAAATCTTCGCTATCGCTTGAACCAAAGTGGTCGTAGAAACAAATCTTATCTTTAATGTTCTCCCAAGCATTAACAATTAGTTCTTCTGGGATTGTTTTCTTTACTTCAGGAATATGTATTGGAGCATTAAGAGGTATAGCAACTATTCCTCTAATACTTCTCTTAACACTTTCTTCTAAAGCAATGTAACCTACTTTAAATCCTCTATTGATAATATCGTAAGCAATCTCTCTGCATACTTGAGACTTGCCTGTACCTGAACCTGCTGTAATTAGTGTTAGCTCACCAAATCTAATTCCTGAAAGTTTTTTATTTAATCCATTCCAAACATAAGGAATACTTTCTACAGTTTCATCATTAAGTAATAATTCTTTTGTGTCTTGACCTAATATAATTCCTTGAGGTGTGTATGGTTTAGCTCCCCATATTGCATCTATAACTTTATCACCCTTATTATTAATTAGTAATTCGTTTGCATCTTTACCCTGAAGTTTTGCAATCTTAACTTTCTTAACTGGAAGAACTGATGCACATTCAATAGATGCTTGGACACCTGCTTCATCGTTGTCAAACATTAGAACAATGCTGTCAAACTTTGAAAGCCATTCTAATTCTTTTTTAATATATTTCTTAGCCGATGTAGCTCCTGATGGTACAGAGACAACTGGATATTTATTATTCTGAAGTTGGGAAACAGACATCGCATCTATCTCCCCTTCAGTTATGATAACCATTCTACCACCATCTCTCCAGCTTTGTTGTCCAAAGAGAGTGATTGAATTTACATCACCTAGCCAAATAAAAGATTTATCAACGAACCTTAAATGTTGGGCTACTTTCTTATAACTCTTATCAAAATAGTTTGCGATATGAACTGGCTTGTCTTTATAGAAACCAGTTTCATAAGTGAATACTTTACAAGTATCTAAATTAATTTTTCTTTTTGGTAATGCTTGTATTGTTCCATCAATCATATCAGTCCTTACTTTTGGAATTTGTTTTGTATCTTGTGGTGAATTAAAATATTTAGTTTCTTTGCAACCAAAGCAATGTGTGTGGTCTGTATAAACACCTAGATTATCTTTAGACCCACAATCAGGACATGGTGAGTGTCTTATAAAAGAACTTTCACTATTAGAGTTCACCAGCTTTTACAGCTTCTTGTTCATCTGCACTGTCCATTAGTGCATCTTGAAATTTATAATTAGGTATATCTTCTTGAAGTAAATAAGTTCTTACATTGAAGTTTGGACAAGTCTTATGTTCATTAAGTTCATAATGACCAACTATTCTTGCTTGAGGATATTTAATAACAAGTTCAGCTAATAATTTCTTTAAGCTATCCCATTGTTCTCCTGTGAAGTTATCAGTGTTTTTATTATCCTCTGATAATCCACCAACTAAGCAGACACTTGTTGAACAATGATTATAACCTTCGCAATGAGCTTGTAATTCATCATCACCTCTGCCCTGTTCTATAGTGCCATCTCTTTTAATTACTCTTGCATAACCTATTTGTAACCAACCTCTAGCTCTATGCCATTGGTCTATTACTTTAGCATCTACCTTCATTGAGGGTTTAGATAACGAGCAATGAATAACGATGTATTTAGTTTCTTTTCTAGCCATTTTGTTTGTCCTTAACTTCTTTTAGCCATTCATCTGGGAATGGTTTTTTTGTTGTAGCAATGCAGTGATATTTAAAACCAAATAGTTCACACCATTTCCCATAAGTAGTTTGAGATTTCTTTCCAATCTTTGTTTTAGAATTTGAAAAGATAAATCTTAAATCTAACTCAGGGTGTTGCTCTTTGATTAATCTATGTTTCTTTCTATCTGCTGAATTGAAAGCACCTTTAGTTTCTATAAGAACTTTATTAATAGGAAAATCTACAGTGTAAGTTTTCTTTTGTTCAGGCATAGAGTAAGTAATCTTAACTCCTTCATAAACAAATTTTACTTTGTTAGTATTTAAGAAATTATAAACTACTTCTTCTAAACCAGATTTAAGAGTTACAGTATTAGAAATCCGAGTTCGCTTGAACTTCTGACGTTTCATCATTTGTATTTATTTCTGAAGTGTAACCATCTTCTACTTTAAAAAGGTTTTCTTCTTTAGAACCGCCTTCTACTAGTTCTATAATTTGAACAGCTTTTATTCTTGCAGTCACTCCTGCACCGATAGATGCAACTGAATAAGGAATTAAATCAAAAGCAACTTTAACTTTTGAACCACCCCAAATACTTTTATCTATTGGAAAAGGATTTTTCTTTGCATCAAACAATGCTGGTTTTTGTGTGTACGTCTCTTGTGTTTTTTTATTTAAACCACTAGCTTTAAGTTTTAATTTTAAGAAAAAATTATTACCTTCAACTGTATAAGGTTTAGGTGCTTGTTTTATTTTTTTACCTTTTGCACCTTTTTCATAGTCGGCAAGACAGTCATCAATATATTTATCTATCTCTGCAATAAATTTAGATGCGTCTGATTTATTTAATTTTAATGTTATCTTGTATTCTCCTTGCGGATTAAATTTAACATCAGGTTTGTTTAAGTGTGGATAAACAGCTTCACCTAGTGGTGACACCATTCTCTTAGCTTCAATCATATTATACTCCTTAAGATTGTTAGTTAGCTGAAAGTGTCACTTAATTCCACTAGTGCAATGGTCTCCGTTTTATATACAGAAGAACTTAGAGTTCTTTACATCATCTAAATTAAGGTTTCCTTTTTGAGGTATCTTAGGAAACTTCTTCTGATTTTTATGTGAAAGCATTTTATACATATCATCAGCAAAGTTCTTAAGTACGTCTTGTTGATATATCTCACAGAAGCTATCTCTTACTGCATTAGCCATAGTATTAACGTCAGGAGCAGTAACTCCAAAACTATCGTGTATCATACAGAAACTATCCACCCCTTGTTCATGTGCTTTAACTACAGCTAACTGTAATACCGAAGCATCTAATGAATGAATAAAGTTTGGACATATACTCTGAGATGTCTGTCGTTTATCTATAAGGTTAGTATTAGTTTGGTAGGATAACTTTAATATACTATCACCCATTTTAGTTTTAACTCTTTGACTTTCAGTCTTGTAACAAGCCATCTGAACTGGAAATCCTAATGGTGTTACCCAGCTTACTGGTAGATTTTCTGAAGATACTAATGATGAAACATCTTTAAGAAACTTCATAATCTGTTTAGCTCCAACGATAACTTCGTTTATGCTGTCCCACACGATTGGAGTTAAATAATTGGTGGCTTTAAATAAATCGTCTCCGAATTTATGTGTAACACTACGTTCATTTAACTGTCTAACTACATGCTCTGCTAAGTATGCTCTGCAAGAGTATCGTGTTAGCGAGTATGGTAAGCACATAACAGGTTTCTTGCAGAGTTTCCTGTCGATACCATATTCCAACCAAAGTGCCGCTAAGGGTTCGCTTCTAGTTTTTAATTTCTCGATTACCTTTAGAGCTACTAATGCGTACACATCATTAGGTTTATCTAAAGGGATTAGGTTTGTTGCAAGACCGCCAACTTCATCTCTCATCATTGCAGAGTAATGTTGTAACCCTGAGTTAGAACAATCTGATTGAATTGGTAGTGTTGTGATAAAGTCTGGGTCATAATCAGTTTCAGCAAATGCTTTATATTCAAAACACCAAGCTAAAAACTGATATGGCTTGTCTGCTAATGTCCACCAAGTATCTTCAAAGGGAGACTTCGCAGTTGATATAATTTGAGCTTCATACTTCTGAACCCAATCAACTCTTGTCTTTAAATCTTCCTTATCAACTTCGCCAAATAGATTTGCACCAGCTATTGCAAAATTAACAAAAGCATCATCAGTCATCAT